CCGTCAACACTGCGCAGCTATACCAGCTATGCTAAGAATCGGTTCAAGAACTACCAAGATAAGCAGCTCAGTAAAATCAACTGGCAAACTATGATTAACGAGGAGCTGGAGTCTGCGTCAGAAAAGACCGTGAAGAATTGTTGGGGTCTTGTCAGCTCATCCATGAAGCTTGTTGGGTATCCAGTTCCAAATGTCAGTATTGCGCCTGCACCTGTTAAGGAGATCGCGTTTCTACAGCCAGAAGAGATCCAGCCATTCTGTCAGGCCATCAAAGGAAAACCATATGAAATAGCTGCACTGCTAATGTTGCATGGCCTTCGTCTGTCAGAAGTGAAGGGTCTGGACTGGTCAAACGTGGATCTGGAGAAGGATGTGATCACAGTCAGCGGTTCTATGGTTCGCGGTGTTGGTGGTAATATCTTGAAGAGCACAAACAAAAACAAAACATCTTCCAGACCTGTTCCGATCATGGTACCGCAATTGCACAATGCCATGATATCTGTGGAAGACAAGTCCGGTCTTGTCGTTCCTACACATGGTAGCAATCTTCTGGAAGATGTGAAGTATGCGTGCAGGAAAGCAGGCGTAACCGTGGTTACCTGTCATGGTTTGCGCCATTCATTCGCAAGCCTATGCTATTACCTAAATATCCCTGAAAAGCAGATTTGCGCTTGGGGAGGATGGGCAAACACAGATGTCCTGCACAGAATCTATATTCGCCTAGCAGCATCTATGCAGACGGAGAACCAAAATACGTTTTCAGGTTTCTTTCAGAATCAAAACGCTAACAAACCGCTAATGGAATCTCATGAAGCCAGCACGCAATAGGTTCTGACATGCGGGTGGAACATTCGAGTCCCACCACCGGCACCAAATTGAGAGAAGTCCAGTAAAATCGGGCTTCTCTCTTGTTTTTTATAGGTAAATAGGCACAATTTCAGAGGCACAAATGTGTACAAAATTACCAGTTTGTTCCGCTCAGAATACAAAATGAAATTTCAAAATGCTAATGAAAAAATGCTAATGAAATCAGAGAGACAGGCCTTTTTCGACCTGCCTCTCTTTTGTTTTGATTACTTCATCTGGTCAATCATCCGCTGGATGCTCTGCCGGGTCTGCTCATCCGGGGCGTTCTCCATCATGTCCATAAGCTGTTCTTTGTACTCTTCCTTCCCGTCACGGGAGTAGCCGCGCATGGGCCTTCCATCAGGATAGTATCCGTAGCTTCCACCTTCGCTGGAGTATCTTCCTCGACTGTCACGACGAGCGTTCCGGCCACGGCCACGTGCGTAGGAACCGCCGTCATAGCGATACGAGCGATCTCCGTAGCTTCCGCCGCGCTGGCTCATTCCGTCATCGTAGGACTCACCTTCCATGTCAGCCTCCATGCAAGAGATTTCCATGCTGTCCTTGACAATGTCCATCAGCTTGTACACGGAGTCGATTTCTTCACGGGATCTGAATTTGCCGTTCTTGGCAATAGCTTCAAACTCTTTGCCGCACAGGTCAACAATGCTGTCAATGTAATTCATACGATTGTCCTCCTTCCTGTCAGGCTACTCTGTTGATGCTCAAACTTCCGTCAATTACATTAATCAACGGAGTCGGTACAGTTGCAGGATCATTTACAGTGCCATTGACATATTCAACAGACACGTTAAAGCAGCATCCGCGAGGAACATCCACGGTGGCACGACTGGTTACATTGCCGTATTCATCGACAGCCGCAGGTGTGAAAATACTTCGACTGCCGGTACGCTCTTCACCGGATACAACAATTGCAGTAGCAATCGGAGTGACCTCGCCACCTTCAGGAATTGCGATGTTGCCAGTAAACTCTACAACATATCTAGCAAAGCACCCACAAGAATTGTTGACGATACCACGCAGAGTAAAAATCCCTGTGCCGTTCTGATGGAAAACATATCCCTTATTGCACGGGATAGAATCAAGGAACTGAATAGGAGAGTTGAGAGCAACAGTCTCCACAGTATCACGAGTTAAATAATCTGCCATTGGTATCACTCCTTAGAAGTTTCCGCCGTTGCAGCCGCATCCGCACCCTGAGTTCATGTTCTGAGGGCATGTGAAAATCGGCTGAGACCCATAGACGGGCTGTGCAGGAATCGGGCAAGAGCGCAGTTCATTCACCAGAGCATTGACGGAAGCAACCTGACCGTCACGAATCTGAGCGGTCTGAGCAGTCTGAGACGCTGCAAGGTTCGCCATGTTGAGCTGAGTGCGGAGCTGATCATTCTCGCGTTTGTAACCATCCAGTTCCAGAGCGCAAAGCTTGTCGAGCACGGTCTTGATGCCCTGAGACACGGCAGCACGATCATTGCACGCTTCCGTAGCGATGGTGTACTTCAGATCGGCAAGCCCAGTGTTCACACCAGTGAAGCCAGCCGTATTGGCAGCCTGTTCAGCAAAACTGCGATTCAGAGAAGCCAGTTCGTTTCCATAGAGCTGCTGGGCAAGGGCGTTCTGAGCACCGGTGACCGCAGCGGTAGTTCCGGCAAAGCCAGAGCACAGGGACTGCTGGACGCCGGAGAATCCGTTTGCCATCGCCATCTGCATGTCGCCGCAGCAACCGCAGAGCTGAGTGGCAAGATTGCTCACGCCGTCACGGACAGAAGTCACGCTGTCGTGGAGCTGTGCATCACGGAACCCGTCAGAGACATTGTTGTTGATCCCGTTCTGACCGTTCAGGAGCCACGGGAAGTCATAGCCGAGCTGCATGTTGCCGAAGCCGCCACCGAAACCGTTACCCCAGCCACCGCCAAGGCAGAGCAGGAGCAGAATTACCCACCATCCGTCTCCACCGAAGCCGTTTCCGAAGCCGCCGCCATAGCCTCCACCGTACATGGGAGCAACAGGCATTACCATGCTGTTTGTAGATTCGTCCATATTCAATTCATTCCTTCCTTAATTAGTAGGGTTAGCCCGTACCTTCTCTTTTCGGTACGGGGTTTGTATTTGTCATCCACTGTCTATGCGCACTTGACAGCGGGTAAGACCTTGATTATCTGCCCATCCTCTGCATCATCTGATAGGCCTGATTGATCTGATCCTGACTGATCTGCCCGGAACTGACCAGATGGTTCAGGATCGCCTGTGGGTCACTCACGTTGATGTTCTGCGGGAGATTCATCCTGCGCTGCATAAGGAACTGAAGAGGATTTGCCTTTAGCTGTCCAAGCATTCCCATGATCTGATTAGGCATCATCTTCAGTTACCTCCGCTTTCTTTGCTGTCTTCTTCCGACCGGCCATGCCGTACAGGTCTCCCTTCATGGTATCTACCTCGCTGGCAAGGCCCTTCACAGCCTCGACAATCGTGCCAAGCTCATCCTTGGTTACATAGTTCGGCGCTTTCTCATCGTGCGGTCCGGCGCTACTGGACGTTTCCGTCCGCTCCACCAGATCGTAGATTCGCATGGTCGGCTTCCCTGTTGCGTCTGCCTGCTTGAGATAGATTGTCTTGCCGCTGTTTTCCCAGAGTGCGACTGCGTTATTGGGGGCCACCGGATACATCTGCGCTTCCTGCATCCCTGAAATCCATATGATTCCCGACGGAGACGGCATCTGCACTGTCTGCGCTTGCGGCATCTGAACCGGCTGGACAGGCTGTTGCATCATCGGCTGGCCCTGATAGTTCTGTGGGAAATACCCAGCACCGTACTGGCCTCCGAAGTTCTGCCCGTAGTAGTTGTAAGCTGCCATAGTGAATCATCCTTTCATATATCTGTACTTGTATGAAATCCTCGTTTTCGTTAATCTATGTTTTCGTTTGGCCTATACCAGAAATATAAAACCGTTTTCCCACCAGACGGCCATGAGTCATAAAGCGTTCCGTCTATCACCGTTGCTACATGGTCCTGACTCTTTACAACATAAGTTCCCTTCGGATGGTCCTCACAGAACATGCCCACTGTATAGCAATCAGGGCATGTATCTTCCACTATCCGCCTACTGAATCCGTGCTGTCTGAGGATGCTGCCCCAGACAAGATCGTCCACCTGTACTGTTCCCATCAGAAAGCTATTGAGCGACAACATGACATGGGCGCGTTCCCATGAAACGCCCAGTGCCTTTGCAATCGCTCTGACAGTGCAGTCAATGGCCCCTGTTCGGACAGGGTTCGGTTCAAACATCACCCATGCCATCGCTCCGACTCCGTTTCTTTTTCTTCTACCGGGAACAGATCGTCATCCAGCAGCATGAGCAATTCATCATTGTCATACATAGAATCACCTCATTTACTGGAAAGATGGTAACAAAAAAGCCGCCTTCACGAAAGAAAGCAGCTGTACATCTTTTGGTAAGCAAAAGTACAAATTTTGTTGTACAAAAAAATAAAAGCCCCACGGAATTATCCGTAGGGCTTGTTTCGATTGTCATTCTGCTTGAGATACAGAAACTCTTTAGTCAATTCTCTGATTTGCACCAAAACGACTATGAGAAGGCTCTTGATACCGCTGTTGTTGCTTGAAGCTTTCAAAAGAACCTTGTCGCCGATCCCGTAGATGATATTCTTTACCGTCGTTACAGAAACGTCATGGTCTTGCGCGATCTTTTCAAAAGACTTATCTTGGAACCAGCTTTCACGCAATATCTCGCGGTGTTCAATGTTCCTCACATATTCTTCAATGCAATACTCAATGTTGCTGTTCAGTGTGTCCGGTGGAATGTCATGTGTCATGTTTTCCTGATCCGAACCCTTCCGTCCCCACCGCAGTTGGGGCAACGCCGAAACGATGTTCCTTTACCGTACTTCTTGGTTCTCTTGCGGTGCGTTACCTTCGCTTTCGCCATAATAATACACCTCGCCGTTACCGTTCGCTATAGCATTTCCAGCACCTTCCGTTGTGGCTTCAAACGTCCACTCTTCATCAGTAAACTGTTTTTCGTAGATAATGAAGCCTGTCCAACTTGCAAGGAAAAGAACGAATGTGATAACCCATGCGATAAACCACCGCTTGTTCGCACGCTCCATTCTTGCCATGATGCTCTCGTGAACTGTATAATCTATTGTTTTGGGATTTTCGTAATCCATGACGGATCTCCTTACAGATTTATTTTCCGCCATTGTATCATGCTTTTTAGGCATAATCAAGCCTGCTGGCGCAGGTTTTTTACCTCGTTTTTTATCACTGCTATGTCCGTCTGGATTTCCCCCATGTCTTGCTTGATACTTTCCAGCTTTTCGGCATACCTGTTATGAGTTTCAAGCTTGTGCTCAATGGATGTGAGTCGGTTTTCCAGACGCTCGTCCTTGATTGCGTCCTCCACCGCTCTTTTTTTGCTCTGTTGTGCGAGTGTGATCAGGTTTACAATTATCGATGCTGCCGCACCAATCAGGGCGGCGAGGACAACATCACTCATGGCAGGTTCCTCCGTTATTCCTCTGTTTTGCTCTTTGTCAGCTGCTTGTAGATCTGATGCGCACCAGT